GCGCCTTTCAGCGCACAACCCATCGTAAGATGGCACTCGAGAGAGTGGCCCCGCCGGCTAACCTATTGACTTGGATATGTCATAGGCCAGCGTACACTACAGAGGGATTACTCCCAAAGTAACGGTGCAAGCTTTTTCAACCTTTGGTGTTGTTTGATGAACATTATTTTGTTCCTTTAACCGCCATTTTTTGATCAAGTCTGGCTTTGATGTCCATTACCGATTTAACAGCATTTAATGCATGTGCTCTCGGAACGATGTAGTCAGGTTCAGGTCCTTTTAAAAGGGCTTTAGCTTTTCTACCTAATTCGGCTGATTTAAAGGCAATCTCAAGATTATCTTTATCTCAATTAGCAATGGCATCGATGTCAAGAAGAAGTAATGTTCTTACAGCTTCATTAAGCGACAATTTGTCTCTTGAGAAACCTTTTGAAATATTTACTAAGCTCACAATGTGATTATATATTGCGTTGAAGATTGGTAACTGTAAAAAGGTATCGATTGTGATTTTAAGTGTTAAACTTAAATTCATGATTTTATCAAATAGTCTATTTGTTTTTCTAATAGAGTTGTAAACCATCCCCAGCAAGGCACCTTTGTAGACTCGGGAAATTTCTTCCTGAATTACTGCAGAGCTTGTTGGTACACTATATTCAGAATTTTTAGTATACATACCTAAAAATGATCTTTGATCATCTAAGGTATTAAAACCAAAAATCTGTTTTAATGTAAAGCAGAATGGGTACAATAGACTGAAAGTAGAGTTAATTCCTCTTCGAGGAATTCTAACAAATCTTTTTGATTTGTTAAGTTCTCTAAGTTCAGTATATTTGTAAAACCGGCAAACAATACTAAGTAAAGTACCAGACGCTATATAAACATTACCTTTGATAAAGAAATAATCAAATAACATCATGAAAACTATATAAGGATTCATAACATTATTTATTATTCCGGTTATCGGTAACGGACTAAACTCACCAACTCCTACAGTTACTCATCTTTTAGCGAATTCATATGTCGTAAGTGATGTATGAGTTTTGTTAACTGAAACTTCTACCCCTAGACCTCGAATAATTTTTAGGTATTCAAGGGCCACTTTGTCATGGTTTATTACGATATCATCCCCTAAAAGGATGTAACCGTTAAAACAACCAAACCCAGCTTTATAAGCTGCCGTTTGGACAACAAGGTGGTGACTAAGAGTAAACATAGCCCAAGAGCTTTTCGCTCCCATAGGTTGACCAACTGCATAGGTTAGCAGCTGCCCATCCGGTCCGGTAAATGGACTTCCAGTTAAATTCATTTTTCACCCATCAGCAAATCCTTCGTCTTGCGTTAGTTTAGCAAGAAGATCAGCTTGTAGAATTATTGGGAATCGATCCGTCGCGGCGGTTAGGTCTATAGATCAAAATTTATTCCCTGGATATAATTGGTCACTTCTGAAGAGAGGACATTGTGTAAATGTTCGATCCATTGGACTAAATTTATCTCGCAGAAGTCTGAAAATTTCAGCTTCTAAAGGTGCTAAAAACACCTGCGACAAATAATCTAGTATTCCAATTAATCGAGATTTACCTTCTTTATCTTTAATTGCAGACACTCGTCTCACAGCACCATATTTATGGTCGTCTTCGTTCTCAAGAATTCTTGGAACAAGATCAAGGTGAGCACATAGTGCTTGCAATCGGCAATAGTATTTATAGCCTTCGAAACCAGTTATTTGCGTAAATGAGTAGATAATAGCTTCTGTAAAGAAGCCTAAGGTGTCTGTAATAGTCAATGTCGCCGGCCCTCCCGGGCCTGCTCTCATTGATAACGACAGCATGCTAGAATCAAAATCTTTGATTTTAACACTTAGATCGAAATTTGTCACAAATCGCTGAATTAGTTTAGAATTTAATGTTCTAAAGCTACCAGTAAAAGGAGATGTAATACTGCTTGTGTCGTATTCCGGTTTTCCGGAAAGCACAAAAGATCTAGAGATTGTAAGCAATGTCATCACGAATGATAGTTTTACCATTGATCCGGAATCTACTAAATCTTTAAGAAATAACAGTCGTTTCGGAAACCCGTCTTTTGTCAAGCCAATTTTCATTGACGAAACTAATATGGGCTGTTTACAGATGTATCGGGTGACACAAAGTCTAACTTCTTTAATATATTTAATAGTATATTTAAGTCCGTTAGCTCGTTTCATTGCCGAAATTCATTTGAAAAACATGGCCACCAGGACAGAGGTTGATTTGATTGACGGAAAAAGTAATTTCGTAATGTTCATCGATATGTGAAAACTATTGATATTCATTAATAAATTACTGTGATTCTCGTTTTTAACGAAGGACAAGGTCCGGTTACATGCGTGTTTCCTCACTGGGAGCATGCTGCGGTAAGCAAAAGCCAACCAACAGTTCCTTAACCTAAGGGCGCATTAAAGCCTGCGTGGCTACTATTGCTTGGAATCTGTAGATCCTTTCGGATGTTTGACCCCCGGGAGCCGTGAGGCAGTCCACGTTTAACCATCAAAGCATGTCATAGCGAACAGTACTCGAACGGAGCCACGGAGAAATCCGTGCTGGGTTAAACCAGGTTGTGCGCCGAAAGG